GTTCTGGACTGTACTAAACTGCACACATACAAATACAATGAAGACCTGTTCCGTAAGGTTACAACCCTTGCAGACGGCAAGAATCATGGTCTGGTGTTCATTCTGGACTGGTCTGGTTCTATGGACCGTGTGATGTTAGACACTGTAAAGCAACTCTTCAATCTTACCTGGTTTTGTAAGAAAGTTAATATTCCTTTTGAGGTCTATGCTTTTACGAATGATTATCCGATCATTCAGTATGATGAGAACAATAAACCTATTATACCCAAACCTTTATATCAAAAGAAAGATGGGCTGATTCATGTTCAAGATCAGTTCTCTCTGATGAATATTCTTACTAGTAAGACAAATGGTAAGACTATGGAAGACCAAATGTTGAATATCTATCGCATTGCCCATAGTTTTAGTAAAGAGTATCGAGGATGTTATTATATTCCAATTGGTTGGGGTCTTTCGGGAACTCCTCTAAATGAGACTTTGGTTGCTCTTCATGAAATTCTTCCTACTTTCCAGAAAGAGAATAAACTGCAGAAAGTCCAATGTGTAATTCTGACTGATGGTGAAGCGTATTCTTTGAAGTATCATAAAGAGTTTAATCGTCCTCATGAAAGTGAATCTTACCTTGGTTTGAATTCTCTTGGAACTAATTCATTTTTGCGTGATCGTAAGACTGGAAATACTTATTCTTTAAAATCTGATCTTACTAATGTCCTTCTTCGCAATCTTCGTGATAAGTTTCCTTCTGTCAATTTTATTGGTATGAGAATTATTGAATCTCGTGATGTTGGTTATTTTGTTCGCAATTATACTGGACAGGTTAGTTCAGATTATGATAAAATTATGAATAGTTGGAAGAAAGAGAAATCTTTCTCAATTAAGAACTCTGGGTATCATACTTACTTCGGTCTTTCTGCTTCTGCGCTTGCAAATGATGCAGAGTTTGAGGTTGCCGAAGATGCTACCAAGACACAAATCAAATCTGCTTTTGTGAAAAGTTTAAGAAGTAAAAAGATGAATAAAAAAGTTCTTGGGGAGTTTATTGAGTTAGTTGCCTGAATAAATACTCAAAAGTAGTTATAAGATGAAAACCTTTCAAGAGTTTATGATAGAATCTTATTCTATTCAAGAAACTTCCCTTACTCGTGTAATGGGTAAATCTGAAAAAGGTGGTATGGCAATTCTCTCTGGCCAAAGAGGAGATAAATCAAAATCTGAAAATAAAGCACGATCTTCTAGAACTGAAAGAAGAATTAGAGGTGCCGGACTTCCTGGTCCAACTAAAGTTTCTGGAAGATATACTGAAAACCCAGGAACTCCAGAAGAGAAAAAAGTAGGAGAAAAATCTCACGTTGTTTCTTCTGGTAAAATGGGCAAGAAAACCTTTAAGAAGACAGTTGAGAAACTGGGCACAGAGGCTGGACTTAAGCACAAAAAGAATGTAAAATCAGGGTCATCGAAGGATGATCAGGACTCTGTTCTGATTCAACGTAAACCAAGAGGATCTGCTACACTAAAAGGAACATCAAAAACATCTTGGCCTGGTAAAGGTAAAAATGTTGGAGTTGGAAAAATGAAACCCGGTAGAACCGGTGAATTTGATACTAAAGTTAAAAACAAAACATTTACTTATGAAGACTAAATTTCCACTTGAACATGTAGTCAAATTTGACACTAAAGAAGTATGGGTAATCTGTGATAGTGCAATTACTGCTATGGGTATTCCTGCGATTGTAAAAAAGTTTTATCCTGGTTATACTGGTAAAATTGCAAGCAGAGAAAACTTTGAGAAACTGAAGAACCAGTTGGTAAACTGACACAAGGGGGGTTCATGACTCCCCTTTTTTCTGTTATAATAATCTTAGTTAAAAACAAAACCACCTAACTACATCATGCCCCGTAAGATTTCTGTGACTGACGACCAACTGATTTCCGATCTCAAATCTCTGTTTGGTTCTGAACTGAGTTCTGGTGATATTCGTGGATATTGTGCATCTAAAAATCTTGCCTATCCCACAATTACTCGTCGTTTGGAGCAATTTAAGACTTCTCGTGGTCGTTGGAACCTAGAAGTTACTCCTACCGTTGTTGGTAAAATGGAGCAAGCATATCAAGCACCCGCTGCTCTTCCTGTTGTGCAACAAAACCTCATTCCCGATAAAGATGATACCTTCGTCAAGTTTGGTAATTTTAACGATATTAAAAAAATTATTGCTTCCAATCTTTTTTACCCAACGTTCATTACGGGTCTTTCGGGTAATGGTAAAACGTTCAGTGTGGAACAAGTTTGTGCTCAACTCAAGCGTGAATTGATTCGTGTTAATATCACCATTGAGACTGATGAGGATGACTTGATTGGTGGTTTCCGTCTCGTGAATGGTGAAACTGCCTGGCACAATGGGCCCGTTGTGGAAGCACTGGAACGTGGCGCGGTCTTACTTCTTGATGAGGTGGATCTTGCATCTAATAAAATCCTTTGCCTACAATCCATCCTAGAAGGTAAAGGTATCTTCTTAAAAAAGATTGGTAAGTTTGTGAAACCTGCAACTGGTTTCAATGTCGTTGCCACTGCCAATACCAAAGGTAAAGGTTCTGACGACGGCCGTTTCATCGGCACCAATGTGCTCAACGAAGCGTTCCTGGAGCGTTTCCCTGTGACCTTTGAGCAGTCCTATCCTGTTCCTGTTGTAGAGCAGAAGATCCTGGAAGGCGTTGCTCTGGACTTGGGTGTGGAAGACCGTGACTTCTGTAAGCGCCTTGTGGATTGGGCAGACATCATCCGTAAGACGTTCTATGATGGTGGTATTGAGGAAATCATCAGTACCCGCCGCCTGGTTCATATTGTTCGTGCCTACAGCATCTTTGAAGATAAGGCAAAGGCAATCCAAGTTTGCGTCAATCGTTTTGATGATGAGACCAAGCAATGCTTCTTGGAACTGTATGATAAAGTGGATGTTAACTTCCAAATGCCGGAAGAAAAGAAAGATACTGTCCTTGACGATATTGCTCCTTTCTGATATAATTGGGGGAGGTAAACTATGACCAAACCTTTATTCTCTTTATTATGGATGAACATTCTGGATACATTGCTATTAACAAAAACCAAGTTACTATGTCTGACAACAAAAATCATCTTTGGAAATACAACGAAGATAAAATCCTGAAAGATGTTGAGGATTATGTAACCAGCACTTATCATGGACATTATTGTGGTGATAACGATGGTTATACTGACATTCAAACTATTGACCTGATGGCAGCAAAGAAACTTGCCGCAGGCTTCTGCCAAGCAAACATCCTGAAATATGGTTCCCGTTATGGTGATAAGGATGGTCGTAACAAACGTGACTTGCTAAAAGTAATTCATTATGCTATGCTACTGCTCCACTTCGATAGGCATTATTCTCGTCAAGATAATGGTCTTTCTGAATTTCGTTGATAATCAAACTCAAATCTCAAATTATGAAACTTTCTGATAAAACTGTAAATCTTCTTAAGAACTTTTCTAACATCAACCAGTCAGTGTTGATTAAGCAAGGTAAGCAACTTCGCACAATTTCTGTGATGAAAAATATTCTGGCAGAAGCTACAATTGAAGAAGACTTTCCCAAAGATTTTGCCATTTATGATCTCAATCAGTTTTTGAATGGTCTCAATCTCCATAAGAATGCTGAACTGGATTTTGAAAATGAAAGTTATGTTGTGATCAAAGAAGGTAAAAGTCGTTCAAAATATTTCTTTGCTGATCCAAATGTAATTGTTTCTCCACCAGAGAAGTCTATCAATCTTCCTAGTGAGGATGTATGCTTTGTTCTCGATACTAAAGAACTTGATAAACTTATGAAGGCAGCAGCAATTTACCAACTTCCAGATCTTTCTGCTGTTGGTGAAAACGGTGTGATTAAACTCGTTGTTCGTGATAAAAAGAATGTCACATCAAATGATTTCTCAATCATTGTAGGTGAAACTACTAATAAATTTGTGTTTAACTTTAAGGTAGAAAATATTAAAATTTTTCCGAGTTCTTATGATGTTGTGGTTTCCTCTAAATTTTTGTCTCGTTTTACCAGCACCAATCAAGATCTTTGCTATTATGTAGCCCTGGAGCCTGATTCAACTTTCGAATGAACATTTTTGTCAATGATCCGTGTCCCGTTCTTTCTGCCGTGGCACTTCCTGATAAACACGTAGTTAAAATGCCTCTGGAGACCTGTCAGATGGTCTCTGTCATCTTCTCCAAGTGGTATTATGATTGGGGAACCATTCCCAAAAAAGACGGTCTGCCGTACAGTACAGAGAAGGGTGCATTCCGTAATCATCCCTGTACTCAATGGGCAGCAAAATCACACGAAAACCTTGCTTGGTTGATTCGGCACGGATTTGCCCTTTGTAATGAGTATCGACATCGTTATGAAAAAGACCATGCTTGTATGAAAGGACTTGAAGTAGCAGAGAATATCTTTGCCACTAAAAGTGGAAAGGAAATTTCTATCTACAAAAATGTGGTAGAATTTACGAGGGCAATGCCAGATGAATATAAACTTGACAACAGCATTGAAACTTTTACTGCTTACAAGATGTACATTGCATCCAAACCTTGGGTTGCATCTAATTATCTTCGTATGCCAAACCGAAAACCTGAATGGATTTAATTGTGAATAAACGAAATGACTTCTTGTGGGTAGAATCTTACAGACCACAAACTATTGAGGATTGTATCCTTCCAGAAGGCATTAAAAAAACTTTTCAAAACTTTCTAAATAAAGGTGAAATTCCAAACTTGCTTCTTTGTGGTCCTGCTGGTTGTGGTAAGACTACAGTAGCAAAAGCCCTATGCAATGAACTAGGAGTAGATTTTTATGTCATTAACGGATCCGACGAAGGTAGATTCCTTGATACTGTCAGAAACAATGCGAAGAACTTCGCTTCGACCGTCTCGCTTTCTTCAGATGCTAAACACAAAGTCATCATCATTGACGAAGCAGATAACACAACCAATGATGTACAACTCCTCCTGCGGGCATTTACTGAGGAATTTAGTAGGAATTGTAGATTTATCTTTACCTGCAATTACAAAAACAAAATCATTGAACCCCTTCACTCAAGATGTGCAGTTGTTGAGTTCTCAATCAAAGGAAAAGAAAAACAGCAACTTGCTGCAAGTTTTTTTAAACGACTTCAAGATATTCTTCAACAAGAAGGCGTAGAATATGATCAGAAAGTTTTAATCGAATTGATTAACAAACACTTTCCAGATTGGAGACGTGTTCTGAATGAGTGTCAAAGATATTCTTCTAATGGTAAAATTGATTCCTATATCCTTGCATCGTTCTCCGACGTAAAAGTAAATGATCTCATTAAATATCTCAAGGAAAAGAACTTTACGGAAGTTCGTAAATGGGTTGTATCCAATCTTGATAATGACTCTTCTGTTTTGTTGCGTCGTATTTATGATTCTCTCTATGAATATCTTGTTCCCAATTCTATTCCTGCAGCTGTTTTGATTGTAGCTAAATATCAATATCAGATTGCATTTGTTGCAGATCAAGAAATTAATTTGCTTGCAGCATTAACTGAAGTTATGATTGAGTGTGAGTTCAAGTGATTCTTAATGAAAGTGATGCAATTTGGGCTGCGGATGAATTTATTGAATATTTCTCTCACATGTCCAATATTGAGGATTATTTGAGGTTTGTAAAAAAAGAAGTAATCTCTTCTACAAGTTCGCTTACTTCATTACACGATGAATTTTTTAATGAAGATATTCATCCAGAAGATATGGATTTTGATATTAAATTTGTTGGTGCAAGATTTCAACAATCTATCCCACAAGAACATTATGTTAATCTTTTAAGAGCAGTTTCTTCACATAATAACGAATCAAATATTCCTGGACGGGAATTGCGTTGGATGGTATTTGAAAAGAATACTAAACAAGTTTTGGGATTTATTCGTTTTGGTTCCCCTACAATCAATTCAAAACCAAGAAATAACTGGTTGGGAAAGTCACCAGACTTGTCCATTTTTAATAGATATGCAGCCATGGGTTTTGTGATTGTTCCATCACAACCTTTTGGTTATAATTATTTGGGAGGAAAACTTCTTGCTCTTCTTTGCTGTTCACATTTTGCAAGAGAGACTTTGAATGAAGTATTTGAGAAAGAAATTGCTTTGTTTGAGACAACATCTCTTTATGGATCTACAACAGATGCATCTCAATATGATGGTTTGAAACCTTTTATGAGGTACAAAGGTCTTACTGAAAGTAAGTTTCTACCACTTCTTCACGATGAGATATTTCATAAGTTGCATGATAGATTTACTTTATTGAATAACAATACTCCTTTGACTGACAACAAAGCATCATCTAAAAAAATGAAGCGTCAGACCAAGATGATTTCTATTATTCGAAATTCACTCCAAGATAAACCAAAACTTGATGAGTTTAATTCTGTCATTGGATCTGCATTTGAATTGACTCAAAAGAAAAGATTTTATATTTCCGACTATGGATATGCAAATGTTCGTGAAGTCATTCTTGGTGAACAGAAAGAACTTCTTCGTGGACAAAATTGGGATAAATTTTACTTGGAAAATATTATTTCTTGGTGGAAGAAAAAAGCATCCAAGAGATATGAAAAACTAAAAGCAGAAGATAGGTTCAGAACAAAGGTCGAACTTTGGACGGATGATGATGAAATTCAAATTATTAGATGATGGAACTCAAAGACTGGCTTAATTCAATTAATCATACAAAGGAAGATTTGTCTGAAGAAATAAAATCATATCCCCCATACATCATTAATCGTTGTCTATCTGGTCATATTGATTGTGTGATGTTTGCAAATGAGATGAACATAAATCACCATCTTGGTAAAGATCTGCAGTATTCATTTTATCTAAATAGTCTAAGGAAAAAAAAGAGATTCTCTCCTTGGATTCGAAAAGATAATATCAAAGATTTAGAATGCATTAAACAATACTATGGTTATAGTAATGAAAAGGCATCTCAAGCTTTGAAAATTTTATCCAAACAACAAATCGACTTTATTAAACAACGACTTGAAACTGGTGGAAGCAATGGTAAACCAAACAACTGAACCCCAAGTAAATTGGGCTCCCAATATGATGGTGGAAGTCCTTTTAAACGAACCTGATGACTTTCTAAAAGTTCGTGAAACTTTGACTCGTATCGGAGTTGCATCAAGAAAGGAGAAAAAACTATATCAATCTTGTCACATTCTACACAAGCAGGGTAAATACTATATTGTCCACTTTAAGGAGTTATTTGCTCTTGACGGAAAGTTTGCAAACTTGACAGTAAATGACGTTCAACGTCGCAATCGTATTGTTCGTTTACTTGCTGATTGGGGATTAGTTAATAATATTAATGAAGAATTGGTTCAAGATATTGCTCCCCTAAATCAAATTAAAGTAATTGCTCATAGGGATAAGGGGGAATGGATTCTAGAACAAAAATATAATATTGGTAAAAAAATAAAACCCCAGGAAACCGAATAATTTTATAGGGAATTCAACACTCCCATTTTTTATGTTTGTTGTATAATTAGTAGTGGATGCCGCAAGGGTCTACAAAACACAAACTCGCTTTTAAAGGAGCTACCATAATGACTGATATCACACGATATACTGCTGCAGATCTTCCTTTGCTCATGAAAAGAATTAATGAGTACAGCATCGGAATGGATGAGTGGTTTAAAAGGTTTGATACTGCGTATGAATCACATACAAACTATCCACCATACAATCTAGTCAAAGAAAGTAGTGTTAATTTCAGATTAGAAATTGCACTTGCTGGATATAAAAAAGAAGATATTGAAGTAACTACAGAATGGAATAAACTCTTTATAGAAGCAAAGAAAGTTAGTGATACTGATGATGAGTACCTGCATCAAGGATTAGCAAAGAGGGCATTCACTCGTACTTGGACTCTCTCTGATGATGTAGAAGTTAAAGATGTTTCTTTTGATGATGGATTACTCACTATTAAATTAAATAGAGTTATTCCAGAACATCAGAAAAAGAAAGTTTATGAACTCAAATAAATATAAGTGACTATCGTCGTCGTCTCTGAGGGGAAACTGGCACAATCCAGTTGACACCCCTCTTTTTTATTGGTAGAATAGATGCAAATGGATGAAATTATGGTTAAACTATTAATTCTGTCAGAAGATCAAATTTTGATCTCTGAAATTGAAGATGTTGGTTCGGAAATGGGAGAACCTGATTGTAAATTGATAAATCCATTTATTGTAAATGGTGACAATTTAGAACCATGGTTGGTGAGTTTGACAAATCAAAATATCTTTATGATTCACTCCGATAAGATTCTTACGCTTATCGATCCCAAGCCTACACTTCTTGAAAAATATCAACAACTGACTAAATGAGATTTTATACAAACGTACAATTGATTGGTAATCAGTTTCTTGTTCGTGCCTATGAAGATGGTAAGCATGTAATGTTTAAAGAAGAGTATACTCCTACTCTCTTTATTCCCACAAAAAAAGAATCAAAGTATAAAACTCTTGAAGGAGAAAGTGTTGAACCAATTTGCCCAGGATTTGTAAGAGACTGTAGAGAGTTTTACAAAAAATATGAAGGTGTAGATGGATTTCGTATCTATGGAAACGATAGGTATGTGTCTCAATATATCTCTGAAAAGTATCCAGAGGATGATATTAAGTTTGATATTTCTAAAATCAGACTGTATACTTTGGATATTGAGGTTGAATCTGAAAATGGATTCCCAGATGTGGAATCAGCCGCTGAGGAAATTCTTCTTATTTCCATTCAAGATTATAATACAAAAAATATTATTACTTGGGGTGTAAAACCATTTACAAATAAACAAAGTAATGTCACATACATTCTTTGTGATAGTGAATACAATCTACTTCAAAAATTTATTGCATGGTGGGATAGTAATCCACCAGATGTAATTACTGGTTGGAATGTACAACTTTATGACGTTCCTTATATTTGTCGTCGATTGAGTCGTGTTATTGGCGAAAAACAGATGAAGCGATTCTCTCCGTGGGGATTGAATACTGAAAATGAAATTTATGTAAGTGGTAGAAAGCAGATTTATTTTGATGTTGGTGGTATTGCTCAACTAGATTATCTTGATCTTTATAAGAAGTTTACATATAAGGCACAAGAATCATATCGTCTCAATCACATTGCTGAAGTAGAACTTGGTCAAACGAAACTTGATCACTCAGAGTTTGATACTTTTAAAGATTTTTACTCTAAGGGTTGGCAAAAATTTGTAGAGTATAATATTATTGACGTTGAACTTGTTGACCGTTTGGAAGATAAGATGAAACTTATCGAACTTGCTTTAACTATGGCTTTCGATGCCAAGGTGAATTTTGGTGATGTATTTTACCAAGTCCGTATGTGGGATAACATCATTTACAATTATCTTAAAAAACGTGATATTGTAATTCCTCCAAAGGAACGTTCAGCTAAAGATGATAAGTATGCTGGTGCTTATGTAAAAGAACCGATTCCTGGTGTGTATGAATGGGTGGTTAATTTTGACCTTAACTCTCTATATCCACATTTAATTATGCAGTACAACATTTCCCCAGAAACCCTTTTGGAAGAAAGACATCCATCGGTCACTGTAGATAAGATTCTGAATCAAGAGATTGATTTTGAGAAATATAGTGATCATGCGGTATGCGCTAATGGTGCAATGTATCGTAAAGATGTTCGTGGATTTCTCCCAGAATTGATGGAGAAGATGTATAATGAACGAGTCATCTTCAAAAAGAAAATGATTGAGGCAAAGAAACAGTATGAGAAAACTCCAACGAATGCTCTTGTTAAGGAAATTGCCAGATGTAACAACGTTCAGATGGCAAAAAAGATTTCTCTTAACTCTGCTTATGGTGCTATCGGCAATCAGTACTTCCGTTATTTTAAACTAGCAAATGCTGAGGCAATCACTCTTTCTGGACAAGTTTCAATTCGTTGGATTGAAGAAAAACTTAACAAATACCTAAACAAAATTCTTAAGACAGAGGATGTTGATTATGTGATTGCTTCAGATACTGATTCCATCTATCTTAATATGGGACCTTTAGTAGAAACTGTATACAAGGGAAGAGAGAAAACTACTGAAAGCGTTGTGTCGTTCCTTGATAAGGTCAGTGAAATGGAACTTGAAAAGTATATTGAAAGTTCCTACCAAGAATTGGCTGACTATGTAAATGCATACGATCAGAAAATGCAGATGAAGCGTGAGAATATTGCTGATCGTGGAATCTGGACTGCCAAGAAAAGATATATTTTAAATGTATGGAACAGTGAAGGTGTTGCTTACTCAGAACCAAAACTTAAAATCATGGGAATTGAAGCAGTTAAATCATCTACACCTGCCCCATGCAGAAAGATGATTAAAGATGCTCTGAAAATTATGATGACTGGTAGTGAAGATGATGTAATCAACTTTATTGATAAATCCCGACAAGAATTTAGAATACTTCCTCCAGAACAAATTGCTTTTCCTAGAACTGCTTCTGATGTGCAAAAGTATCATTCATCATCAGAGATTTATGGTAAAGGGACTCCAATTCATGTAAGAGGAGCTTTACTATTTAATCACTATATTAAACAAAAAAAACTTAATAATAAGTATTCTTTGATTGGAAATGGGGAGAAGATTAAATTTATATACTTAAAAAAACCAAACATCATTCAAGAAAATATTATTTCTTTCATTCAAGATTTTCCTAGAGAACTTGGACTTGACAAATATATTGATCATGACCTACAATTTGATAAAGCATTTCTCGAACCACTTAAATCAATCCTTGATGCGATTGGATGGTCTGTTGAAAAAACTGCAAACTTAGAATCATTTTTTACCTAATGGACTTTTTAAAAGATATTGTAAAAGAAATTGGTGGCGATTATACACAACTTGCCTCTGAAATTGTTGAAACTGAAACTTATGTTGATACCGGTTCATACATTTTTAATGCGCTAGTTTCGGGTAGTGTATTTGGTGGGGTATCTGGCAATAAGATTACTGCCATTGCTGGAGAGTCTTCTACTGGAAAGACTTTTTTCTCTCTTGCCGTGGTTAAGAACTTTCTTGATACTAATCCCAATGGTTACTGTCTCTACTTTGACACTGAGGCTGCTATCACCAAAGCTCTTCTAGAATCTCGCGGAATTGATACTACTCGTCTTATTGTTGTTAATGTTGTTACCGTAGAAGAGTTTCGGGGTACGGCACTCAAAGCAGTTGATATGTATATGAAAAAACCTGAAGGTGATCGCAATCCATGCATATTTGTGCTAGACTCTCTGGGAATGCTTTCAACCAGTAAGGAGATTAATGATGCTCTGAATGATAAGGAAGTGCGGGACATGACCAAATCCCAACTGATTAAAGGTGCATTCCGTATGCTCACCCTGAAACTAGGTAAGGCAAAAATTCCTATGATTGTAACAAATCATACCTACGATGTGATTGGTGCCTATGTTCCAATGAAGGAAATGGGTGGGGGCAGTGGTCTTAAGTATGCAGCATCTTCTATCATCTATCTTTCTAAAAAGAAAGAAAAGGATGGAACGGATGTGATTGGAAACATTATTAAATGTAAAACTCAAAAATCACGTTTAAGTAAGGAAAATCAACAAGTAGAAGTTCGTCTTTATTATGATGAACGTGGATTGGATAAGTACTATGGTCTTCTTGAACTTGGTGAAACTGGAGGAATGTGGAAGAACGTTGCAGGACGTTATGAGATTGATGGTAAGAAGATTTATGCAAAACAGATTCTTGCTAATCCAGAGGAATATTTTACTGAAGAAGTAATGCAAAAGTTGGACAAAATCGCAAGAAAGGAATTTAGTTATGGAGAAAGTTGAGTTTCTAATTCTTAGAAACCTTTTACACAATGAAGAATATTTAAGAAAAGTTCTACCATTTATTAAATCGGAATATTTTGAAGATTTAAATCAGAAGATTATTTTTGAAGAAATTGTTTCATTTGTGCAAGAGTATAATAAACTTGCAACAAAAGAGATTCTTTGTATCGAAGTGGAGAATCGAAAAGATATTACAGATACCTCATTCAAAGAGATTGTTCATCTCATTGGCAGTTTAGATGATGCAGATATTGAATTAAATTGGATTATTGATACTACTGAAAAATGGTGTCGTGATCGTGCAATCTATTTGGCTTTGATGGAGTCAATTCATATTGCAGATGGAAAAGATGAAAAGAAAAATCGTGACAGTATTCCTAGCATTCTGTCCGATGCTCTTGCAGTTTCTTTTGATAATCATGTTGGACACGATTACTTAGAAGACTATGAGCAACGTTACGAGTCATATCACAGAAAAGAAGATAAAATTGAGTTTGACCTTGAATTCTTTAACAAGATTACAAAAGGTGGTATTCCTAATAAGACTCTTAACATCGCTCTTGCTGGTACAGGTGTAGGAAAATCTTTGTTTATGTGTCATGTAGCTAGTTCCGTCTTGTTACAGGGCAAGAACGTACTCTATATCACTCTTGAGATGGCGGAGGAGCGAATTGCTGAAAGAATCGATGCCAACCTGCTGAACGTTCCTATTCAAGATATTGCAGATCTTCCAAAATCAATGTTTGAAACTAAAGTAAATAATCTTGCTAAGAAGACGCAGGGAACTTTAATTATTAAAGAGTATCCTACTGCTTCTGCACACGCAGGACATTTCAAGTCACTTCTCAATGAACTTGCTCTTAAGAAATCATTCCGACCTGATATTATTTTTATTGACTACCTTAATATTTGTTCTTCCTCTAGGTTTAGAGGGGGTAGCAATGTCAATTCTTATACACTTGTCAAATCAATTGCTGAGGAACTTAGGGGACTTGCAGTTGAATTTAATGTCCCCATCGTTTCCGCTACCCAGACTACTCGTAGTGGTTATGGCAACTCTGATGTTGAACTTACTGATACTTCTGAATCCTTTGGTCTCCCTGCTACTGCTGATCTTATGTTTGCCCTTATTAGCACAGAGGAACTTGAAGGACTTGGACAGATACTTGTAAAGCAATTAAAGAATCGTTATAATGATCCAACCATTCATAAACGTTTTGTGATTGGAATTGATCGTGCAAAGATGCGTCTTTATGACTGTGAACAATCTGCTCAAAATGACATCCTTGACAGTGGTCAGCAATCCGAGTATAATGACGAAGACCAGAAATCTAAAAAATCATTCGAAGGATTTAAATTTTAAATATGGCAACTATTGAACCTAATAAGTATATTGAATTTGTTCGTAAAACCACCAGTCCAGCAAGTAGTGAATATCCAAAACTTGTTGAACGTTTGAATGAACTGGAGGGCCAAGGTGCTAATGTTTCTCGTCTGTTAACTGCTGCATTTGGTATGAGTGCCGAAGCAGGTGAGTTTACCGAAGTAGTTAAAAAGATTTTTCTTCAAGGAAAACCTTACACTGAAGAGAATGTCTTTCATATGAAACGTGAACTTGGGGACCTGTGTTGGTATCTTGCACAAGCATGTATAGCACTGGACATTACATTTGAGGAAGTTCTTGAAATGAACTATGAGAAATTGAGTGCTCGTTATCCAGAGGGTAGTTTTGATGTTTATCGTTCTGAAAATCGGGTAGAAGGAGATCTATAAATAACTTTCCCTTCGGGGTTTTTTGGGGAATTAGCTCAGTTGGTAGAGCGCGGTCTTTGCAAGGCTGATGCCAGGAGTTCGAGTCTCCTATTCTCCATTC